AATTATTCGACTGAGGAATTGCTTTCACTAGCATTAGAACAGCTCCCTTTTACTCACCTCAATGGTACAAGAGTAGGTGATATAGGGGGAAAGATGACAATAAACTAATGAGAGAATACCCTATTATAACTATAGAAGAGGAACAAGACTACTTATCAGACAAGCCTAAGTTCTATAAACTAGGTTGGTCCGACTGTAGAAACAATAGACCAATAAGAAAATTTACTTTACATAATAAAAAAGACGCAGCCGAAAGTGAAATGTATCACATAGGCTACGGTGATTACATAGCTAACATGGAAAGTGGTAGCTATTACTGATAACTTTATAGGAGATAACATGATAGTTCAAGGAACTACAATTTTCAACACAGCTCTGACTACCTTTGATACATATCAAGGACAGCCAACTGAGAAGTACGCTTTACAGATTACTCTGGATAAAAAAGAGGCAGCTAGACTGACTAAAGAAGGAGTGAAAATCAAGGAGTACGAAGGGGAGCCAATCCGAAAGTTCACAAGTCGCTATGACATTCCTGTTTTTACAGCAAAGAATGAAAGATGGCATGATGAAATACCTAGCGGTTCAACGGTTAGGATTGAGTACACCACTAAAGAACATCCTACTGCTGGGCATGTACCTTATGCCAAGAGGGTGTTAATTATGGAAGTGGGTGAGGGATATGAAGGACAAAGAGAAGCGGATGAACAATTCTTCGCTGACATTCCTGCATAAATAAGGAGAGAAGGAAGCTTGGCTGACATACCCAAGACTCCCTCCTCCTCATAGTATGTCCGATTGATTACCGTAAGTAATCACCTATAAACCATAAACCTTGGAGGAGGATATGACGACAGCAAGAAAACCCTGTCCTAGTTGTAGAGAAGCAGGGAATGATACGAAAGGTGATAACCTAGTAGTATACGAGGATGGTAGTAGTCATTGCTTTGCATGTAACTACCATGAGCATGGAGAAGAAACCACAAGCTACAAGCCTAGGATTAAAACAAGACAAGAAGTTACAAGCTTAGGTGTATATGGCAGCATACCTGATAGGAAAATATCAGAAGAGATTGCTACTAAATACAAAGTCAAGATAGAGTATGGTGCTGATGGAAAGATAAGCACACATCACTACCCATTTACAGATAGTTCATGCAAGATTATCGCTTGGAAAACAAGAGATGTCGCAACTAAAAGCTTCAAGACTGTTGGTAAATTCAATGAAGTAGGATTGTTTGGTGAGTGTCTATGGGAATCTGGAGGTAGATACCTAACTATCACGGAAGGTGAAATAGATTGCTTATCATTAGCAGAAGTATTCAATGGTAAGTGGGCGACAGTCAGTCTACGCAATGGAACAGGTAGTGTAGTTAAATCACTACAAGGTTCATTCGAGTTCATCGATTCATTTGAAAAGATTGTACTTGCTTTTGATAATGACAAAGCAGGAAGGGAGGCTATTGATAAAGCTTTGGAAATCTTTAGTCCAGATAAGATAAAGATAATGTCTTATCCTGAAGGTTACAAAGACATCAGCGATATGCTTCAAGCAGGACTGATAAGAGAAATAGAAAATGCTTGGTGGCGTAGTAAAACATATATGCCTAAAGATATAGTAGGTGCTACTGAAGTTAAAGATATATGGCTTAGCCGACCAGAGAGACAATCTGTTCCTTATCCTTGGATATGTTTAAACAAGAAAACTCATGGGTTTAGACTAGGTGAGTTGGTTACGATTACTTCTGGTACAGGAATGGGTAAGTCCTCTGTTGTAAGAGAACTTGAGCACCACCTCCTTACTACTACTCCAGATAAAGTAGGTATCATTCATCTTGAGGAAACTGTTGAGCGTACTTTGGATGGCTTAGTTGGTATTGAATTATCTATACCCTATCACCTTGATGAAATAAGACAGACTTACTCTAAAGATTTAGCAGATAAAGCTTTCGATAAACTATTCAAAAGAAAAGATGGTGAAGTCCTGACACTTTATGAAGGTAAAGAACTATCAGTTGAAAAGATAATCAGCAGGATAAGGTTAATGGCTAAAGCACAAGGAGTTAAGTGGGTTATCCTTGACCATCTCAACATCATCATGTCAGGTAATTACCGAGTAGATGAACGCAGGAACATAGATGCTTTAATGACACAACTAAGAGAAGTTGTTGTTGAAACAAACATAGGTATCTTTGTTGTATCTCACCTAAGTAGACAACAAGGAACAGCACATGAAGAAGGAGGAGAGATAAGCTTGACACATCTAAGAGGCAGCCAAGGTATCGCACAACTATCCAACATCGTCATAGCACTAGAGAGAAACCAGCAAGACGAGGATGAATGGATGAGGAACATAACGAAACTAAGGATACTAAAGAACAGATACACAGGTGAAACAGGAGAGACTGGACACCTACATTATGATAACGACACAGGTAGATTATCAGAAGTTGTCGTAGAACTGGAGGGATTAATACATTGAAGATAGCATTTGATATAGAAACAGATGGACTGAATCCTACTAAGATATACTGTATTGCAGCCAAGGTAATTGAACAGGATGTGACAGAGTTCTGGACACCTGAGACTGTTAAGTATTTTCCTGCTTGGTTAGTAGAGATAAACGCAGAGACTTAATAGGACATAACATCATTGGTTTTGACTTACCAGTATTGAAGAAGCTACTGGGATTTGAATGGTGGGGAGACATAGAAGATACTCTAGTTATGAGTCGTCTGGATAATCCAAGCAGGGATGGAGGACATTCATTAGCTTCTTGGGGTGTAAGGATGAACTATCCTAAAGTATTATATTCAGACTGGACTCACTATTCAGAAGAGATGAAGAAGTATTGTATCCAAGATGTAAAAGTTCTAGATAAACTGTATAGATTATTAAACTCTAAAGATATGTCTGAGAAGGCTCTGAAACTAGAGCATAAGATAGCAGAGATAACCTATCAACAGACACTTAACGGTTGGAAGTTTGACATAAGAAAAGCTAGCAGCTTACTTGCTCTGCTTAAAGAACAGATGTTCCTAGCTGAAGATGAAGTGAGAAAGGTATTCACACCACTAGAAGTATGGATGCCACTTAAGGAACTAAAGCAAACCCATAGGAAAGATGGAGGTAAGACAATAAATTACATAAACCAATTAGCTAAAGGAGCTGAATGGTATGAGATAGATGGTGAACTACACTGGGGATACTATGCGTATCCAGAGTTCAACTTAGGAAGTAGACAACAGATAGCTAGATACCTACAGCACTTCGGTTGGAAACCTAAACAGTTTACTGAACTAGGTACAGTCATAGTATCAGAAGCTGTACTGGAAACAATAGAGATACCAGAGGGGAAACTCATAGCTAAATACCTAATGCTACAGAAGAGACTAGGATTAGTAAGCAGCTGGATAGATGCTATCGATAAAGATGATAGGATAAGAGGCAAGGTAAATACCTGTGGTGCTGTGACAGGTAGAATGACACACTCAAGTCCTAACCTAGCACAAGTACCTGCTGTCTACTCACCTTATGGTGAAGAGTGTAGGGAATTGTTTACAGTAGAAGAAGGTTACAAGCTAGTAGGTATGGATGCCTCTGGACTAGAACTAAGGATGCTTGCTCACTACATGAATGATGAAGACTATACCAATGAGGTAATCCACGGAGATATACATACAGCTAATCAGAAAGCAGCTAATCTAAAGACAAGAGACAATGCCAAGACATTCATATATGCTTTCCTATACGGAGCAGGTGATAGAAAGATAGGACAGATTACTGGAGGTACAGCTACAGATGGTAAGAGATTAAAGAGAGACTTCCTAAAGAACACACCATCTCTAAAGCGACTAAGGAATAGGGTAATTAGGAACGCAGAGTCTGGGTATTTAACTGGACTGGATGGTAGATTACTACATATAAGAAGTACACATGCAGCACTCAACACCCTGCTTCAAAGTGCTGGTGCTATTGTCATGAAGAGAGCAGTAGTAATACTTGACCATTTTAGTCAGGTATACAAGATAGACTATAAGATAGTTGGACAAGTACATGATGAGATACAGGTTGAAGTGAAAGAGAAACAAGCAGAGTTCTTTGGAGACTTAGCAGTTAATTGTATAAGAAGAGCAGGAAAGGATTTCAAACTAAACTGTCCGTTGGATGGTAATTACAAAATAGGTACAACATGGAGGGATACACACTAATGGATAAAATATCACCTGACTATTATCAGAAAGGAAACATAGAAGTAACTGATTTTATCATCGACCAATCTATGTCTTTCTTGGAGGGGAATGTAGTAAAATATATAACCAGATATAAGGAGAAGTCTGGGATTGAGGACTTGAGAAAAGCACGATGGT